GAGACTGACTGTTGTTTTGCGACTGTGCATCCGCTTCCTCCGCAATGATCGCCAATGTTTGGCCTTCCGCAGCATTCGCACCATCCTGTCTTGCGGCGGTATTTTCAGCCATTACCGCCGCCTTGTTTTGATAGGTCAAAAACTGCACCATGGCCTCAACCATGGCTAAAATGATTGCCTTGATCATAACCGGACATCCTGCTCAATCGGCACAACCACACTGCCAGAGGCCAGAAAATAGACTGGCAATGCCAACGGCTCAGCCAGTTCGGCAACAAAACCAGATTGCCGGTTTGCGGGTCACGCGCTGGCCTGACCCGCAATTCAATGCGCCGCTCCGCGGCCTCAGCAAGCAGGCTCTCAAACGAGCGCTTCATTATTTTGGCACATCAGGAGCAGGAGATGCAGGCGCAACACCCAAAGGTGTCGTTGTTACAGCGCGCAAAATCATGCCAATGATGCCAATTCCCGTAACAATATGGCCCGCCCATGGGCCACTGAGCACAGATGTCCAATCAAATGTCTGCGCAACACCCAAGACTGCAACCAGAAGGCTGAAGGCCAATGTACGCCACCCAGTCAGGTTTTTCATTTTACTCTCCATTTTTGATAGTCCACCGGCTTAAGAATGCCTGACCGGTGGGGACAAGGCGCAGGCACACTCAAAATTACTGACGTCCAAGCACACGTGATGCGAAAGACACCATTGGCCACGCCGGACCCGGGTCAATCTTGCGGCCCGGCGAAATATCGTCATGCCCGACAATATCCTTGATGTCATAAGCCTTGACGATAGCCGTGGCCGCCCCGATAGCGGCATCAATCTGCGCCACCGGATAAATTTCCCACGGCAGCACGCCGCCGCCATGCTTATGCTCAGCGAGCGCAACCTGATGTGCACTAATATTCTTGTGTGTAAGACGGTCGTAATACATGCCGCTGGCTGCATGACCAAGCAGACCAGAATTAACCATTTCAATGCCGATTGAAAAATTGTTGCAAAATTCACGGCTGCGCCACACGGAAATACCCGCGTGCCAAGCGACAAGATTGAATGGCACAAGCTGCATAATATCGCCCTCAGGCGAGATAACCAGATGAGCCGAAACACGGTTCGTTGCCGCGCTATCTGTCAGTGTGCGAATTGCGCCGCCTGTTGAGGATGATCCGGTGTAGTGCATCACCAGTAATGTGGGGTGCATTTCAGCCCCACGGTTGGGGCTATGCACTTGCACCACAGGATTGCCGTCACGGCATAACTGATGATCTTTGACCTCAAACATGAGTGGCTCCACTTGCTATGGCCAAAAAATGCACCAAGCTATGAAGCTATATTGAGTGTTTGTTATGGGATTTTACCGGCCTCATTGCAGTCGGCAATAGGATTAAAATAGGTCTAATTGCTTTTCAGTGCGCAGTTTGGCACGCCGCCTTTGCACAGTCGAGAGATCAATACCAAGATGCAATGCAATACGATCATTTGACCAGCCCTGCGCCAGCAAATGAGGAATTTCTTGGTTCGCAATAATATAATGCCCGCGCGGAATTTTAACGTAAGAGCCGCCATTGCCGGCACCGCGAAACAGCCAACAGATTTTCTCTGCTGCGGCCATGCCAACCAGATTGACCAGCCAGTGACCTTCGCGCGCTTGACCAGGAATGTGCACACGGCTGCCGCCGCGCGCGCGGGCCAGCATCATCGCTGCCTCGCGCCCAGCCGCTGCTTCAATATCGCCGAGCAATCCGGGCAGGGGCGCACGCTCAAGCATAAGCCTGCACCTGATAGCTGCGTAATCTTTCGGCGCTTTCAGTTGGAATGAAAAATCCAACACCCCATATATTTACAATTTCAACTCCAAACGGACGCAATTTTTGCGAATATTGTAAATATGAACACCGATAATTGCTGCGTTTACGTCGCTGTTTAATTCATAGGCCAACGTAAATATACGTTCTGCACTGATGATCTTTGGTGACGCCTTAACCAATATGCTCAAAATTTGTCTTTGTTGATGTCCAAGTTTTAGCTTTGGATCAAACGTCACCACGGGCACCAACATTTCTCGGAGTTGGCGGCATTCCTCTTCCAGCTCCTCGATGCGCTGACGCAGTGCCCCAGTGCTATTTTGAGAGCTACTTTGCATGGGGTGCTTCCTTTTTTAAGGCAGAACGCAAGCGGATACCCAGTTGATTGGCCAAATCATCCCAATCCGCTGGGCTGTAATAAGCAAATGCAGCGGGTTTGCCGCGCGCAGAGCCATATTTCTCAAAATCGACCGGCCAACCGGTCTCGCCTGCAATAAAGGGCGAGAAACCACCACAGGCCACCAGCTTTGCAGCAATGGCGCGGCACACCTCACGCTTGACCGCCAGTTGATCGCTCAAACCCTCATCCGGCCAGATCACGCCACCGTCGCGGGCAATCCACGCCTTCAGCCCTTCAATGGCTTTGGCTGCGAGGCGCGGATCGGTGAGAAACCGCGTATGCGTGACACGGGTTTGCCGCTGCACGAATTTCAGCAGGGCTTTGTCGTCTTTGGAATAGGCAAGCCCCAGATTATATGCCGCGATCCAAAGCGCTTGCAGCGGCGCAGCGTAGCGGCCCATAGCTATATTGGCCGCAACGCGCGGGTTTGTTTGGCCCGCGCGCCGCTTGAGATCATCAATCAGCGCTCTGGCCTGCATGTCCGTCAGGTCTTTAGATGAGACGACGCGAAATTTGTTTTGCAGCAAGCCGCGATAAGCATCGTCATCCAGCCCTTCGACCTGACGGCGCAATGTATGGATGGTTTTGAGTTGAGCAAGGGAGGTCATTGCATTGACCTCACAGACTCATGTTCGATCACAACAGCGATTTTGTGCCGAGGCTCGGCCTGAGATACGCCGGTGCCAGTACGCATGACCATGCGCTCTACATCCGTCCCATACAGCGACAGCATAGCTGATTGCATGGCACAGTCGTCGATCTTGTCTGGCGAGACCTTGGTGTCGTCGATTTCAACCTCGACAACAGTAATGAGCTGCACAAAGCACTTCATGCGTCTTCCCCTGTTTTCAGGTGGTTTGACGCCGAAAGACGCTCGACAGGCACTTCAACCACGAATTCCTCTTCAAGAAATCGAATGATAGCTATATCGTGGGTAAATTTAACGATCTCAACCAAATGAATTACGCCCATATCATCAGTGTAATTGACGAGGTTCGGAGATTTTGGTTTGTTGCTCATGGCTTTGCTCCTTCAAGTTCAACCTCGAAAGGCTTGACGACAAAGGCCTCACCGCTTGTGCCGATAGTGACGCCGCTTAACAGTCGCGCTTTAAGCGGGTCGGCCAGCATCGCCTCTTTGTTGACTTCCGTTTTCACGCGCAAAAAGCCGGTCAGGCCCTTGGCCTCACATTGCTTGATAACATTGTCAGTATCGCGGATAGAGACCTTGGGCGGGTTCAGACGCCATTCGATTTCACCTGTGCCCAGATTGGCAAATTTGACCTTATTGTCATTGGTGAGCAGCTTGCGGTTGGCCTCACACCAGATGCGCAGGCCTTCAGTCATCACCTTCACCTCTTCGGCGAGCGGGGCAGCGAGCTTTTCAAAGCGCTCTTTAATCTTGGCCAGTTCGTCATTCATATCAGCCTCAAAGCGGCCAATATCGCGCTGCAATACACCAATCATTTTGATATAGGCCGCAGCTTCATCGCGGTTTTGTGGCACCGGCATATTGGCACCGGTTGTTTTGGATTTAGTTTTCTGGGCCATTTGGCTCACCTGTTCTGTGGTTTTAAAAGGGTTTTAAAGATGCTCTTCAGGCAGCCGAGCCGCCTGTTTCGGTTTGATCGACATAAAGCAAGCGCGGATGCAGCAGCACTTTGCCGCTGGCGATTGACTGCATCAGGTGATTGTCAGCCTCATGGTCAGGCTCTGGCGCGTGGGGCGGCTCGTCGGGCCAGTTGAGATCGGATATGAATTTTTCCAGCGCATCGGCTTCCGCGTGAATAGCCCTCGCGCTGCTATGCAGGTCGTGAAGATGGAGCAGGCCCTGTTCCATTTTTGCGGCATAACGGGCATATGTGCCGAGCACATCGAGCACTGCGGCTATGGCCTTCGGCGTCATCTCAACACCTGTCTGGCGATAGGGTTCAAAACTATTTTTAAATGTGGCGAGACACACGGAGAGTGGATCAGTCAGCATGATTTGCTCCTGTTTTTGACGGTTGTGCGGGCATTTTTTGCAGGCATGGAACAGCCGCGTGCGCAAAGCAGAGGTCGCGGCAAAGGGCTTTTTTGCTCGTCCAGACATTGGTCGCGGCCAATTTCGGCGAGCACCGGACAGTCGACAGTGACCCCCATCAATGCGCCGCGCACCTTTTGTTCGACTGCGCCCATATCTCCGAGATATGTGCCGCGCAGCACAGACGATACTGCGCCGCCCGAATAGCCTATGCGCTTTGCTGCGGCTGTTTGTGTTGTGCGATTGGCCTCTTCAGCCAAAATCACAACCCAATCAGGCGGCGTTATCCATGCCTCATGAACAATGGCCAGAAAGTCCGGTTTGTTTTTTAAAGGCGTTTTTAAAGATGTGTTAAGGTTAACCGGCGCGGTCATGCGGCCACCTCAACAGCTTTCACGCGGCCGACTATCCTGTCGGAATTTGCATCATAAACCATCGTCGCACGGAGCAGTTTGGGCGGGTTTGGCCCTGTGTTTGCCCCTGTTTTCAACCGGTAGATTTTTTCTTTACGACGGGAGCTTTTAGGTCCGGCATTTGGGCCGTTGGACGAGAGTTCTAAAACAATCTCTGCCGATACCAACTGTCGGATATAGGTTTCGACATCGGCTTTCGATGCTAAAAATCATCCGTTGATGCGTAGTAGATAATTTCCGTCAACGTCGCATTTTTACTATTACGCAACACAGTCCCAGACATGACGGCCGCAGCTTCTC